TTTAAGTAATTACTAACTAAAGTTTGCTGAATAGGTGAAGGTATCAAATTTCCGAACTGAGGACTTAATACACCCATTTTAAATAGTTTTAATTGTTAAATTTACTTTTTTTAATTCTCAATTTTGAACTATCTACACCGTCTATAGCACGAACTTTTAAACCTCCGATAAATATATCTTGTCCACCAGTTTGTCTAGCTTCATTAGATATATTTTTAGAACCGTCTACAACAGTTTTTATACCGTCTGATTTACCTTGCTCGTAAAAATGATTTACTATTTTATCTATATTCTGTGCAGCATACATAGCTTTGTGATAACCTTTCGTATCCGAAACATTGCCTTCATTGTCCAAGAACCTCTTGACGAAGTTGTTTAAATTTGATTGATTTTCTGCAACATCTTTTGGATTTTTAACACCATATCTAAATTTTTTATCACCGACTTCGAAATCAAAACCTTTGAATTCATCAGAGAAATATTCTTTAGTGTTGTTAATAAATCTTTCGTGCTGTTGCGTTGCTATTTCTTGTTCTTGATTGTAGCGATTAAAAAAGTCCATAGCCTTTTGTTGTTCTTGAGTTATTCCAGGTCTTAGTTTTATTTCATCATAATACTTGGATTTCAAGTCTTCCAAATGGTTACGTGCTTCTGCAACCGCCTCTTTTTTAGCGAGTTGTTTTTTTCTGATGTCTCGCTCTTCATCAACGTCCTCATCATACTTAAATTGATCTTCCATTACAAATGAAATTTCATCGTTAGTAAGATGTGGCTTAGTATTTTTATAGTATTCTCTAAGTAAAGCTTCATCATCAACATTAGAATAATCATGATTTAACCTTACATAGTCTTGAACAGTGCCACCTGTATCTTCCATAAAAGAAACAAGTTTTTCAATATTTTCTGGTAATTGTCTACCTAATACTTTCTCATCTCTCTTAGCTTCTTTTATTTCTTGTTCTAATTTTTTTACTTCAGGTTTGGATTCTTCGGTAATTTCGACAAGAGGCGATTCGGACTTTTGTACTTCATCTGTATTGCTGACCCGTACTTCTCCGTCCACTTTTTTGCTAGCTTCGGGTTTGTCGCCCACAGGTACCTCCTTTGTTTCTCCGATTTGAATGGCATTGTCTTCTTTTTTAATTTCTACTTTAGTTGGTTCTTCTACTTTTTTAGACAAATCAACTTTCACTGGTTCATCTTTTTTAGTAGAAAACTTTTTTGGTTTTGATTTAATTTTCATATCTCCACCTTCTGATTTGACTGTTTCAGTCACCTCAGGCTTTTTTGTTTCTTTTTCTGACATAATAAAATATTATAAAATTGGTTAATTAGTATTTACATACTTTGTTTTTTCTCAAAATCTATAGGCATTAGATCATTATTTCTTTGATCTATCATTTCACTTTGTTGTGTACCTTCCATTCGAGTTCTCTTATCTTTACGATCTTCAATAAAAGATTCTTTTTCTTTCATAGCATCAACTTCCATCTTCTTTAATTCCATATCAAATATGTGTTGTTGCTGCATTTTTTGTTGTTCAAGTTTAGCTTGATACTCCATTTTTTGTATAGCCATTTGATTTTTAGCTTGTTCATATTGAACATTAGAAGCTGTAAGTGCTTGTTGCTTCTGCATTTCTGCCTCTGCAATAGCTTGAGCTGAAGCAGCTTTTGCTTGCTCTTGTTGTTGAGCCATTTGCATCTGCATTTGTTGCTCACGCTCTTGTTTTTTCTTACGCTTTTGCTTTAATACATCATTAGCAAGTTTTAAATTTTTTATTCTTCGTATATCAATAGCATCTTCTAAATCAATACCTCCTTGCTGAATAGCCATTTGTATGTTTTGCTCTAACTGAGCTTTTTCTTCTTCATCTGGTTCTAATTCTAAATATATACCAAAATCATGTAATGGTAAATTTTGTATTTCAGATAATGTAGCTGTATTGTATGTAGATATAGAACTTTTTAATGAATTTAATGTTAGCGGATTTCTTAATGAATCAGCTATTTTTAAAGATATATTTTCACATGTTCTAAGTGCTAACCATAAACTAGCTTGCATTACATGTCTAGTCGCTGTGTTAGACGCGTTTACAGCCATTTTTTGTAAACCTACTAATGTATCTTTTTCTGGCATACTACCATCTCTTGCTTCATTTAATCCTGTACAGTCTCTAATTAACTGTAAATAATATTGATAAGTTTGAATTAAACTAGCTATTTTACCTTGACCACTAGAAGTTTGTAATTCTTGTATAGGTACTTTACCAGGATTCATATCTCCTTCTTGAGTTAATGATCTACCTACAATACTACCAGTTTGAAAATACATATTTAATGCTTCAGCTGGATTATAATTAGTACCATTACCAAGATCAACCTCTGCAAGACCGTCCATATCTAAGAACACACCGTCTGGAACTGTTCTGGATATAACTTGTTGTAGTTTTAAATGTGTTATTTGAATCATGTCAGCAAAACCTGTTATTTTACTAACAATAGATTCTATTCTACTTTTATACATACGTGGTGCGCATAAAGTATAACTCATTTCTACTTTAGTAGTATCAGCAAAAGGTCTTGTCATATTTTCAGACAACTCCCATTTAATCAACTGATTATTACCTAAAATTTTTACACCTTCATATAGAACTTCTATTTTCCTAGCAACTCTTTCAAAATTATCATTAGGCGGAGGATTAAAAGTATCTGGCTTTTCTAATGCTTTTTCTAAACCTGTATCAGTTTCTTTTATTTTAAATACTTGCTCATTATAAGTTTTATATTCAAAAAATAAAACAGAAATAGTATTAGGATCATATGCTTTCCAACCATAAAGATTTTCTTTTTGATAACCTTTTGTTTGTTCTATCTTTTTTAATTCTTCTTGTGTTAAGTAAGGAAACTGTTTAGCTATTTCAGGAATAGTTAATTGTTTTACTTCACCAACATAATATATATCTTCAAAATGTGGATCTTCTGTATAAGAATATATTAAATTAGCTGGATCAACATATTTTATATTAACACCATTTGATGGATTAAATGCTGTTTTACAAGCACCAATACCTAGTGTAACTAAATCATAGTTAAATCTTTTCTTAATATTATCAAACCTGTTTCTTTCTAATGTATTATTTATTACCTCTTCTTCTGCTATTTCTACACTTTGTTTATAGCTCAACTGCATATGAATATCTAATTCTTCTTCATTTTCTGGTAATTTGTTTTTATCAGTTTGAAATTTATCTACACCTAAAGTACTTTCTAAATTATTTAAAAAAGGTTTAGCCATCATATCTGTTAATATAGCATCAGCGTATGCAGTTCGCTTTTTTAAAGAAGTTGGATCTTGAGCATAAGCTTTTATTTCATAATGCTTATTGTTCATACCGTTAGCTACTATATCTACAAATTTTGAGACAACTGGTACTGGTTTCCAGTCTAAATTTAAATAAGATAAATCGCCATTTATAGCTAATTCATCTTTATATTTTTGTACAGGTTGTTCACCTCTTGCATATAATCTTAATGTATGAAACCTGTTATATGAAGTAGCAAATCTTGTACCACTACCGCCTTGTTGCCACCATTCGCCTTCTATAGCTTGAGCCACTTGTCTTCCATATTCTTCTGAGGATTTTTCAGCATCAGAGACTGTTTGGCTAGGAAAAGCACTATTTGGATTTGCGTATATATTCATTTACTTAATTATTTTTGATAACGAACCTCGATTATCATATTTTTTAATTCCTAAATCTATTGGCTCTCGTTTTCTTCTACTAACAGGAGCATATCTATTTTTATTACAAGCCATTAAAGCTAAACCAGAACTTATAGAAGCATCATGAGTTGTTCTATTGTTTATATCAAAAGCAGCCCAGTCTTCAAGTGTGCGTTGAAAATAAACGTCACCATAAGAATCACCATTAAATCCTACAGCTGTTTCAATATAAGATTCTATAGCAGCTGCATGAGCTTGTTTTATATCTTCACTAGAATTAGGTATACCACCTATTTCTTTTTCAGTTACAGATAATTTATTCCATCTTTTATCTGGTCTATTCATTGAAAAACCTCTATATCCTCTTCTTTTGAAGTGATATAATAATCTTGGTTTATTGTTTTCTGCTAGTATTGGCATACCGTAAAACACACAAGCCATTAAAACATCTTCAAAAAATATTTCTGCTGTTTGTGGTCTTGCTATATATTCTAAGAAAAAATGATCAGCTGGCGCGTTTTCCATGCTAAACTTAGTTAATCCATGTAAAGAACCATTAGAACCTCTTTTATCTACTGTACCTGATATATCATAAGGATCACAACCAAAAGCACCTATATGTTCATTACCAGGATATTTAATACCATTTTTTTCTATATATCTATTTTGCATGTTATAATCAGGTATCCACGTTATAAAAAATCTACCTTGATTATTTGGAGCAAATATTACTCTTGTATCTTTTATACCATTTTCCCATAAAAAATTACCTTGAGTAACTAATGTTTTATTGTTTTCATCTTCGTTAAAATCTATTTGTTGATATATTTTAGTTAGATTAAATAACGATGATTTAGACTCATCTCTAAATGCATGCTTTTCTGTTCTTGGAAATTGTCTATAAAATTCATTTAAAGCGTCTTGATTTTCTTTTAAACCATCAACTTCGTTTTCCCAATATTCTATTACACCTAAATCTATAAATTCGCCTTGCGGTCCTTCTACTTCTGTTTCTGGAGTGTCGAAGACAGGTAAGCCATAAGAATCAATGTATCCTTCGTAGTTCCATTCCATAGGTATGAACAAACTATATAGTCCCGAACTAGTCTGTCCGTTGCGGTTTCTTTTGGTAACATCTGATTCATCATATAATTTTTTAAAGTTTCTACCACCCTTATCTAAAGCGTTTGATGTCGAACCCATCATACACTTTCCAATAATTCTACTACCTAATCTTAACGTGGTTTTCGTAACCCTCCAGTTGTTGAGGATATTGTTGGGCTTTTCCCACTTCCCCGACTCATCATGAACGAGGAGTTTGAGCTTCTCCCCATCGTAGGAGTTGTCACCGGTATTTTTCCAATCGATGGTGGTGTCAAGTCCCTGGAGATCCTGTAAGGTTTCATCGGCATCGGTGGTGATGGTGATGGAACGTCTGGTAAATTTGGAGGCTGGGACACGGTAGGCAAGCTCGGTCTTTGGACGGTCCATTCCGTCCTGG